TTCACCATCATTGAGATTTAGTACATTTTTCTGTACCCATTCTTTACTAAAGAATGTGCCAATATATGATTCAATACTTCCTAATGCATTGATTCGGTCTTCCATCAACTCAGCTTTCTTGAGTTCTGCAAAATGTCCGTCTTGCAAGAAATCATACTGAATATGTTGTTTTAGTTTTGTCCAATCCTCTAAAGTAATTACACCTTTAAGAATAAGTTGTGTTTTTAAAATGTCTGTAAATAATGGTACAAACTTTTTACGAAGTCTTTGAACAAACTTTGTAAATTTTAATTCATCTCTTGTAATCTCTGTAGAACGACCAAGACTAAAACCAGCTTCTGCTTCCATACGAGAAACAGGAACATTTAAAGAACGATATAGTTTGTTCTTAAAGTATTGTATGTCGTCTATTTCACCAAGGTTAGAACCGCCTGGCAAAGTAGTAATCTCTGTACCACGACCACCTTCTCTACGAGGCAACCAAAAATCTTCCAACATTGACATATGATTTCTGTCATCTCTGATTTCACCAGTAGATGCATCATATACCAATTTGTTACGATATCTACTCATAACATCTTTAAGATATTGTTCTGCTTTAATTTTAGGTAAATTACCTACATCAATATAGAAAATACGTCTTTCGGGTGCTCTTGATATACGATAGATAACAAGTGCATCTTCAATCATTCTAAGTTGATTAACAGGTTTAATTGCTTTATGTAAGTATGAAAGCACATGACCTTTATTCTGATCTATTAAACCAGATGGCACATATGTAATACTGTCGGGAGAAATCTTAATACCTTCAGTAGTTCCAGATTTTAATCCAGTAGTATTATAAAGATAATATTCATTTTTAGTTTGAATGTGTTCTACACTAGTGCCTGGCTTAATCTTCTTCTCAGTTTCTTTAACTTTACGAATTTTGCCTGGCTCAATGTATCTTAGTTCTTTTATACCTTGCCGTGGATTCTTCTGATCAATAACTTTGTGATAGTACATTCTTCCATCTACATACCAACGTCTAAAGATGTCGTGACCTTTAGTTTCAAAATCAAGAAGTTCCAAGACAGTATCAAATTCTTCTCTGATTCTGTCTTTAATTTTCTTTGTGTACATAATTCTGTCGAGTATAATATCGACAGCTTGATCTCGTTCATTAGAAACGATACCTTCATTTATAATATCTTCAATCGCACTATCGCACTCTGGTTGTTGTGCAATGTCACGGTATCTACGAATCAAGTCTGCCTCGGTTCGTTGTCTACCGTCTGTGTCTAAAAGTTGTCCGTAAAAACCACCACCAGCGACCTCAAGAGTTCCGTCATCTGAACTAGGTTCAGTAAACTTATCTTGAGTGTCGCTGCTTTTGGTACGTTCAAACTTAAAACCAAAAAGTTCAGCCATAATATCTCCTACTAGTATGTCTTATTTAGTAGGTTTAGAAACTAACACCAGAAGGTTCGAAGTGTTGATATCTCCACGAAACCTCAAATGATTCAATGTCTCCAGCTTCAGCATTTGTTAATTCAATCGCAGAAATTGTTAATGGATAAGCATTTCTAAAGATGTAACTCTTCAGAACAGTATCATCTCTGTCCAACTGTTCTACAGTTAAATCAGTTTGATATGCAGCAGGATTAATAACCCCAGTATTTTCTGCAAAGTCATTAATACCATTATGCCATCTTTCCATTGCGTTTCTGATCATAAAGTCTGTATCATTGTAGAATGTTGTACTCCATGTCTCAGGAGCTGGTCTATCACCAGAAACATATATGTTTCTACCTCTAAATGGAATTGGAATTTCACCTAGAGTTGATGCAGGCAGATTTGATGCAGAAACTAGAAATGAAGTTCTACGAACATCAAGTCCTATTGCGATACCAACTGGTGGAGTAACAGTTACCCTGTATTGGTTGGCTCTTGCACCACCACCGATTAAGTTTGCTTTAAAGTCGTCTATATTAGCCATGTTATCCTCCTATCTCACTAAACGCAACACCTGTTCTTGCGGCGATGAAGTTTAGAGTAATAAAGTTGATAGACCTTGATGGTTTAATATAGATGTCTGAGACAAACTCATTACGATCAACAACATCACCAGTATTATTTGCAGCATCACATATGACACTAAAGTCTGTTATGCCCCTTCTACCTTGAACTTCTCGTAAGAATGGTTCTATTAAGTTTCTAAATTGTGCTCTTGTGAACTCGTCATTGAACTCAAAGAGTTGAAACTTAGCAGCAGTTGCGATTGCTTTTTCAAGAACCAAGAATAGTCGTCTGACGTTAATTCTGTCAAATGCACTTGGTTTTGATAATGCAGTCTTATCACCAAAGAGTGTTACACCTTGGCCTGGGAAGTTAACAACTGGGTTAACTCTTGCACGATAAAGAATATCTCGTTCTGCCTTACTTGGGTTTAGAGATAGTTTTATTGCACCCCGAACTCTACCACGATTGTATCCAGCTGGAGAGAACCATGCATCTGCAACATTGTCTGTATTTGCACATAAACCAGCAGTATCTCCATTCAAAGGAACGTGTCGGTAAACATCACCATATTTGTCATACATATATTTGTATCCACTATCGAATACCATGTAAGATGAACTTGGACATAAATCAAATGCAGTTTTAACATTTTCTGTTGCAGTTGAAGATAGTGCAACACCTACTGTAGCCGCACGATATGGAGAAACAAATCCTACACAATCTTTACGACCTTCTACAAGAGATGTAATCATTGTTACATATGTATCTTGTCCAGCTGCAGTATCAGTTGTTATACTTGAAGAACCACCTAAAACCAGATTAATGTCTAATGATTCTGAATCTGCAAATTTATCGTATGCAAGTTCCATTTCACCAGCAGTTACAGAATAATCGTCTGTTCCACCAGTTAGTGCATCAATTGTTATTGGAATAACTGAAGTATATGTAGTTGTTGTATCTGTACCCCAGTTAGAACCAGCAGAAATATGATCTGTCCAGTAAATAAATTCAGAGCCAGTAAAGATAACATCTGCATAATAGTTTGTTCCACCTTGTGCAGTTTTCCCATTAGGGTTTTTTGATACTGCTGAGAATACTTCTATAACACCAGCAGTTCTTCCACCAGCTGCAGTTGAAATTGCACCAGTAATGTCACCAGTTGTGTCATAAACAACGATGTGCATTTCATCACCAGCACCACGACCATTATCCGTTGCCCAAGCAGATGTGCCTGGCGCAGAATCAAATAAGTCATAGAACTTCCAACGTCTTTTGATGTAGGAGTTATCTGGAATAATACTTTGTAGTCCAGCACCATTTGGGTCATCTTTTAGACGGATAGTTAAATCATTGTCAGAAGTATCAATCGCAGTTACTTCGTATTCGTTATAATCATCAACTGGTGTGTCATGTCCTGAGTCTGAGAAGAAAGAAATTAAATCTCCAACATTAAATGCGTTACCAGATGCATCTACATCATCAACTTTAACTGTAGTTGCAGCAATGGCATCTTCACCAACTGTTTGATAGCTTGAACCTAACTCTTGTTCGTATGCTGTTGATGTTGCACAAATTTCAACACCGATTGAGTTACCGTGTGTTCCAGCAGTTCTTGCAGCCCACTCTCCATGAGAACCTTGTCCTGTGGAAAATGAAGCTTCATAATGATCATCATCACGAATAAGTATTCCAGAGTTTGCACCAGCATTTAAAATTGCTGATTCTGCTCTAACAACTTGTAGTGAGTCTGAGTACTGCAAGAAGTTTGCAGCGGTAAAAAATGTTTCAAACTGATTTCCAGTTGAAACAGGTTTACCAAATATTTTTACTAATTCTTCCTCTGAAGAAATATTAGTAACGGAAGATACGGGCCCTTTTGCAAAGGCTCCCCCGATAGCACCTATTGAGGTGGCAACAGCTGGCACTACATTGGTTAAATCAATTTCTTTAACCTGTACGCCAGGAGATACTAAAAATGCCATGATTTTTTGCTCCTTTAACTAGTAGATAGACTTGGAAAAGTCTTTGTAGTCTTTGTTTATCCCAAGTATTTATAAAAACGAAGTTTCTAAAAACTGGGTTTTATATGATTCAAAACTTATAAATAAACGTATGAAAACACATTATGAGAAGTATAAAGAGACAATTAAAAAGGTAGCTCGTAGAAACTATCGTAAAAGAGTTGCATGGTTAAACAATCATCTTGGTGAGGAATTTTGTATTCATTGTGGTGAAAGTGAAACCATATGTCTAAAATTATATCCCCATGACGTAGAAGTTCGTAAGATTGCAAAACGTGTTGGAACGAATGACGAAAGTAGAAAAGAAGTTTACAAATTAATGAACGAGTGTAAAGTGGTTTGTTCTAATTGTTGGATTAAGTTAGACAACGACTTGATTGAATTTCTTTAATTATCTCTGTTCTTCTTTCGGGCGTTAACCAAACCCATTCACTTATCTCTTCAGCTGTACGATAACAACCTATACAATTATTATCTACAATTTTACATATTTTAATACAAGGTGATTCTATATCATCCCACGATATTCTTTTTCTATTTCCTCTTCTCATTACCAATTAGTATCATATTGTCTAACTATAGGACTCCATCTTGTTCCATATTCATCAACCATTTCGCCAATATTGTCATCTTCTAATCCATTAATCATAAATCCAAATGGAGCCATATCTTGTTCTAGTTGATCTTGATTTTCTCTATACATTTGTTCTCTTATATCATTATTAGTCAGTTCCTTAAAATAAGTTTGATCTGTACACCAACCAAAAATAAACATACACGCAACCAAGTCGTCATTACATCCATCATCGGCCTCAAAAGATGACCCTTTAACAATAAATGTAGATAGTTCATTGATTGCATCATAATCTTCTACAATTAACTTATTATCTTCAATTAACTGTTTTAGATTAGAACAACCAATCTTTTTAACTGCTTTAGTTGTTCTTACACCCAACTGAGCTCTACCACCTGAGAACCCCCCACCAAGTATTTGTCCAGCACGACCACGCATAGAAGCCATAATCATATTGTCATATTCCATATCAAAATGCATAGAATTTGCAACTTGTTCACCAATATCATTTACTTCAACAAGAACAAATGCAGTATTATATGCCTTTGCAACTTGATGTATTTTTTGTGGAAACAATAAAGGTTTAACTTCGTTGTCTCTATACTTTGCAACAATACGATAAGGAACTTGGGAAACATCAAACACAATGTACGCTGAGTAGTCATTAGAGACGCCTCTAGACACATCAGCAGTTAAAAGGTATGTATTACCCTCCTTTGGTTGTTCATAAACATCGAGTCCAGCATTAGACTGTAAAGGTCTTTTATATGCAAGTGTTCTTAGTTTATTTGGTGATATAAGTGTATCAATCGAACCAAGGAACTGACATTCAAACTCTGTATTAAACTGTTGTTCACTGGTATTTTTAATTGTTTCTTTTTTCCATTCTTCATCACGGCCAGGCACTTCGCTCCAATGAACTTCAATAGGAATATATGTGTTTCTTTGATTCTCTGCATCTGTCCAGAGTTTATAGAACATATTCATACCATGAGGTGTAGAAACAATCATTACCTTTGTTGTCTTACCAGATGAAATAGTAGGATATACAGAACTAAAAAATTGTTCTGCTACATTTGAAGGTACATATGCAAACTCGTCAAGAAAAATAATGTTGTAAGAACCACCACGAACAGCAGATGCTGATGTGGACGATGCAAGAATTTTTGAGCCATTTTCTAGTTCCAAAGACCCTTTGTTCCATGACATTACTCCTTGTTGCAACCATTTTGGTAAATGTTCATATGCAAGTTGTAGTCTGCTTAACAAATCTCTGGCAGTCGCAGCTTTGTTAGCAAGTATTGCAATATTAACACTAGGGTTGAATAATGCATAATGTAATAGATAAGATATCATAGTTGTAGACTTACCAGATTGTCTAGGAAGTTTACATATAGTAAAACGATTATTATGAAATGTACCAACCATTTCTTTTTGAAAGGGGTACATTTTAAAAGGAACTAATCCTTCATCTAGAGAAACAATTTTTACATAATTTTGAATAAAATGTAAAGGATCGTCCGTACATTTTTGATACTCAATAAGTTCTTCTTTAGTCCATTCTTGAGATACGTTTGCCCGTTTAAGATTAGGATTACCTAGATAGGTAGCTTCAACCATCAGTTTTACCTTTTAACATCTTTTGTAGTTCAGCAGTAGAACCAACAAACAACGCATTAGTAACACTCTTTGGTGCATTACTGCCAGGTACTTCTTTGAGTTTTTTCATTTTATCTTGTAAATCAGCGAGTTTCTCTGTAACATCAGCTACTTG